AGAAACAAGATAAAAAAGCAAGACAATTAAATGTTGTTGCGGATTCAATACAAGCTGCTTCTAATAGTATGAGCGGAACAACTGCAGGTAATTCTATACACTCTACAGGCAATACAATATCAGCAGGCGGTACAAGTACAGCAACAAGTAGTGCTGTGACATCTTCATCATCAGGACAAAGTATGTCAAGTTCTCCGAGTATTTCAGAACAGGTATCTAGTGCAGCAATGCAAACACAACAGGTACTTAATATGAGCGTAGGAACAGAGATGACAGGCAGCTCATCAATAGGTGACAATAATGTAGCAGTAGGAAATAACATAAGTGTGGGTAATACAACAACGGAGAATACCAACAGCAGTAGTAATGTAGCTGTAGGATCAGACACCACGACTACCTCTGAAACTACCACCAATACTAGTGTTGCAAGCAATACAAGTGGTGACAATAATGCAGCAGTAGGAAATACCAACAGCAGTAGTAATGTAGCAGTAGGAAATACTAGTGGTGATAATAATGCAGCAGTTGGTAATGTAGAAAATACCAACAACACAGCAGAACAAGTTGTTGCACAGAATATAAAACAACAACAAGAAGAATTAGAACAAGAACAACAAGAGACAGGTGAGTATGCAGACTCAACAGAACTTGTTGCTTATATGGGATATGTGGCAGGCTTTGATGCTTACAGACAAGTAGCATTGCCACAGGCTAGTGATTGGTACGAGCCTAAAGCAATATATGTAAACGCATCTATACCTGATAATAATGCAGGGTTTTACAACCTTTATGCTACAAGTTTAACAGGATTAAATGAGATGATAAAACAACAACCAAATTTATAAAAACAAGGAGAACAATATGGATTGGTTTCAATCAAAAGCAGCACAGATCATAGGCTTGGTTTCTATTGTAGGAACACTAGCTGGGTTTGGCTATACAGGCGCTACCTATGTGAATAGGATAGAAAACTTAGAATCTAAAATGTCTCGTTATATTAATGAAATAGATGGACTAGCAGATCAAGTAACGGAGTTGGATAAAAAGGTAGTAGCGGTTGATGAGCAAATCAAATCGTTAAATATAGAGACACAGGATTTAAGCCCTATTAAATCAGATGTTGTAATGCTACAAACAAGTATTGCTGGTATTAATGCAAGTATTGATTCTATGTATGACGATGTACAGAGCCTAAAGAATAAAAACGATAACCCATTGGCGAACTAATATGAGTGACGAAAGAGATTACCACCCTAGCGGAAGATTTGGCGGAGACATGGATCGTAATGAAGTAGAAATGGACTTAAACAAGTTCATGGCAATGATCGAAGAGATTGGTGCTTTAAAGGATAAGATTAGAGATTTAGAAGACGTTAAAAATAACAACCCTTATCAGAAGGTTATATTTATAGCACAGGCTATTGACTCATGGCGAATCTTTCCAAGAGCCTTTTTGTCAGTCTATATGTACTTACTTTACTACACGACCTTTTGGTTTATGGGTTTACCAGAGCCTAGTTTTGAACAATCGGGCTTAATATCTATAGTGGTGGGTGCAGGAGCAGCATGGTTTGGACTCTATGCAGGTACGAGTGGTTCGTCTAAGAGCTTTAAAGGCGAGAAGTAATGGCCGTTACAAAAAAAAAGAAAAGAAATTATAGAAAAGAATACGACAATTACCACAAAAGCAAAAAGCAAAAAGATAACAGAGTAGCTAGAAACAGAAGCAGAAGAAAACTTGAAAGAGAAAATAAAGTTAGGAAAGGTGATGGCATGGATGTTCATCATGTTGACGGCAATCCACAAAATGGAAAAAGAAGTAATTTAAGAGTTGTTGCAAAAAAGAAAAACAGATCATTTTCAAGAAAAACAAGGAGATCATAATGGCATTTTATGTAAAAAAAATAGGTTTAACTAAATGGTTCAAAGAAACATTTCTAGGCCTTGAAGAAAAAGTAGTTAGAAATCGCACTAAAAAAGGAAGGTATGTTGCTGATGATGAATCAACACCAGACATCAACGAAGCGTATAAGACTATTAATGTTAAGAAAAAGAAATGAAACTTGCCCTAGTTATAGGTGGAGTGCTTTTTATTTCTATTATGGTTAACATCGTTGCCTTTACTAAATTAGATAAAGCAAAGGTTGAGCTGCAAACAGCGATCAACAACCAAGCGGTTCTTGAGCGAACAATCCAGGAACAAAACGACCAGATTGTAAAAGCATTGGAATCAGCTAAAAAGACCCAAGTACAAATTCAATCGCTTAATACACAGTACACTCAGAGCCAAGCGCAAGTCACCAACCTTAGAAACAAGTTTGCCAAGCATAATCTTGAAGGGTTAGCCATGTCTAAACCAGGTTTGTTGGAAAGCAAGATCAATAAAGCAACGGCTAGAGTAGGTCAAGATTTAACAAACATAACCAACCCAGACCAATTTGATGAAAAAGCTACTAATAATACCTCTACTCTTAATTAACGGATGTTCGACCTATTCACTTTTAGGTGATTTAGCGAACAAACAACCACAAACTAAGCCTGTGGAAGTAGTAACCGTTGCTAAACGAAACCCCATTTATCATCCACCGCTGCCAGAGCCGATAGAGGCCTCTGATGTGGAGTGGAAGATACTGACCCCTGATACAATGAACGAGTACCTTGCAAAAGTAGAAGCGGGAGAAGAACCCAGGGTTGCTTTCTACGGATTAACTAGCCAAGGATATGAGAACTTGTCCATGAACATGGGTGAGATAAAACGATATCTTGAGCAGATACTGCATATTGTGGGATACTACAGAGAAGTTGACGAGGACGAAGAGGAAAAGTAATGCCTTTAGCAAAATACATATTAAAGCCAGGAGTGGATCGAGAAGGAACCGACTACACCAATGAGGGAGGTTGGTTTGATGCGAACCTTATGAGGTTTCGCAAAGGATTCCCTGAAAAGATTGGAGGCTGGCAAAAAATCAACAATAATTATTATTTAGGAACGGGTCGTGCTTTGCATGCGTGGGTTGATTTAAACACCACGCCCTATCTTGGTGTTGGAACCACTTGGAAATACTACATCCAAGAAGGCTCTGGATATAACGATATTACACCGATTAGAGCCACAACAACGAACGGCATCTTATTTGCAGCCACTGACGGTTCTTCTACTATTACAGCTACCGATGATGATCATGGGGCTGTGGTTAATGATTTTGTAACGATAAGTGGTGCAGTTAGTTTGGGTGGTTTAATTACAGCCGCTGTACTAAATCAAGAATATCAAATTACCGCAGTAACCACAGACACATACACTTTTACAGCAAAAGACACCGATGGTGATACGGTCACAGCTAATTCCAGTGATTCTGGCAATGGTGGTTCTGGTGTTGATGGTGCTTATCAAATTAATGTAGGTCTAGATGTTTATGTTGCAGCTTCAGGTTGGGGTGCAAAAACTTGGGGAGAAGGAACGTTTGGCTCAGTCAGCGCTTTATCTGATACCAGTCAGCTTAGATTGTGGTCGCACGATAACTTTGGCGAAGACTTACTAATCAATCCAAGAGCTGGAGGCATCTATTATTGGGATAAGACAAACGGAATAGACACAAGAGCCGTAGTTCTCTCAGATTTGTCGGGGGCTAACTTGGCACCGACTAAAGCATTGCAAGTATTGGTTAGTGATATTGATCGTCATGTTATTTGTTTGGGCGCTGACCCTATCTCTGGCTCCTCTAGAACAGGTTCTATTGATCCCATGTTTATTTGTTGGTCAGACCAAGAAAATGCAGCACAGTGGGAGCCACTATTAACTAACACAGCAGGTTCTTTTAGGCTTTCATCAGGTTCTTCCATTATTGGTGGTCTTAGAGCGAGACAAGAAACACTGGTTTGGACAGATAACTCTTTATATTCAATGACTTTTATTGGATCGCCATACACCTTTAGCACCAACCTGGTTAATGAAGGGGTTGGTTTAATTGGACCTAAAGCATCAATTAATGCGCCTCAAGGGGTGTTTTGGATGGATTTAAAAGGATTCTATTTTTACAATGGTTCTGTTGCACCGCTACCCTCTTCTGTTCACAACTATGTTTTTAGCAACATTAATCTACAACAGGCTTACAAAGTCTTTGCGTTTTTAAACAAAGCCTTTAATGAGGTGGGTTGGTTCTACCCATCAAACTCATCAGACGAGATTGATCGTTATGTTATCTATAACTACAACGAGAAAACTTGGTCTATCGGAGAACTGACACGTCATGCTTGGTTGGATGAAGGCGTAGAAGACTTCCCAAGAGCAACCGGCACCGATACTAATAATTATATTTACCAACATGAGACAGGCAATGATGCGGACGGATCGCCGATGGATAATGTGTATATTGAATCCAGTAGTCTAGATATTGAAGACGGCGAATACTTTAGTTTTGTTAATCGGATTATTCCTGATATTAAGTTTACTGGCTCTAACAGTAGTGCTGCCATGAACATTGTTCTTAAGCAACGCAATTGGCCAGGAGAAGACTTAAGCACTTCATCTACAACAGCGATTACCTCTTCAACCACAAAGATTGATACAAGAGCAAGAGCACGCCAAGTCGTTCTAAGATTTGAATCAGACGATGATAATTCAGCAGGATTAAGAGAAGGACTGGGGTTTCGTGTGGGAGCAACCCGTATGCAAATTAGGCCCAATGGTAAACGATAGTGGGAAAACTGCTTGAAACGAGATTGCCTAACGCTATAGGAGAGGTTTCTCCTGATGTTTACAATCGGCTGGTTCGCGTCCTTGAATTAAACTTAGGCGCGTTTGATCCGACGGCAACGCCTCAATACACATTAACCACGCTGTCTCAAAATAAGTTCAATCCTGGTGATGTGATCTGGAACCTCAATGCTAAGAGTTTACAAGTTTTTGATGGCTCCAAATGGTATGATGTTTATTCAGGAACGACTAGAGGGGTTAGCGCAACAGGTGCTGTTAGCTCATTATCAGTAAGCACCAACGGGGCAATATCTATTGATTTATAACTCAAAAAACAGATATACTGTAAAGATTCTCGGCTCGTGGGATCTTCGCAATATTTATATAATGCGAAAATGAGAGAAGAAATTGTAGAACAACTAGGCGTGACCCCAACACCAGGTGGGTTGCAGAAGCTATTGGAGCAACATGAAACCGATAGGCTCAATGCTTATCATGAGACTATGGAAAGTTTTGAAGGCGACTTACCAATGGGTATTATCTCGCCTCCCGCATTAAAAGATGTTTTTTTTGACCCAGAAGATGATTCTTTAGGTTCTTTATACGATGAATCTATTGAAAACCTTGAGGGAGCAGGCATTGGAAGAATATTACCCACCAAATATAACCCAGCAGCGCAAGGCGTGGCTGGCATCAGCGCTTTAATATCAAAGATAATGATGGGCGACTCTATGGATAAGTTTAATGAACTAGGCGATCCCGAAGACATTAACTTTGCCCCTACAGGTATGGTAGATGGCGGCATTGTCGGCCTAAAATACGGCGGCACGCCACCGGAAAACTTTTGGGCAACTGGAGGTGAGCAGTATAAAGAAGCCTTTGATCCCACTAAACCTATGGACTCTGTGCTTATCAAGGGACCATTAAACGAATATGGTTATAACAGAGATCAATATGGCTGGCTTAACACAAAACCAGTAAACACTAATGGTCGAACTCTTTTTGATGCTTACCAAGATGAGAACGATCCTAGCACTAAAACAATAACAACGGGAAAAGTGACCACAAATGTTGCTGCAGGGATGCCCCATTCGCAACATGTCATTACACATGTTATGCAACTTCTTAAGGACTACTCTCTAGGGACACTTTTAGAGATGACTGAAAAAGGGTCACAAGACCAAGAGATGATTATTGATGCTGTTAGTAAAATTGACGGCTCTATGGATAAGTTTAACCAACTAGACGATCCCGAAGACGTTAATTTTTCACCCACAGGTATGGTAGATGGCGGATTGGCTGACTTGTTGAATCAAAACGATGGGTTTGGCGATGAAGAAAGCTACCAAAGAGCGTTAGAAGAACAAGCTATGATTTTTGCAAAAAGCAGCCCAAACAAAGCAGACTACGAAGAGGCGCTTGACAACATGGCTATGAACATAGCTGGTGGCCACCTCTTAGAGAAGAGTGACGTAATAGAAGACTTAGAACAAGCAATTGCAGAAAGAAGAGTAATAGAAGGCACACCCGATGGTTTATCTTTTAGGGATAGGTTTAAAGAAAAGTTTGGCATGGAAGGTGGCGGCATTGTGCAGTTAGCTGATGGTGGTCAACCAAGGTTTCCAGCTCTTCGTGACTTTGGAAGAACTGTTTGGAATGCAACGCCAGGTATTATTGCTAATCAAATGACAGGCGGTTTTTTTAATCCTGTAAGGTCGGCTCTAAGTTATGTGTCAGATAGATTTGGAGGTGAAGGAACTAGAGAGAGGCTTAGAAATCAAATTTATGCAGTTGGCGGTCCAAACATGGATGACAATCTTGAAACAGTAGATCATACGCCAATAAATGATTTTC